TTTAATGGGTAACTATCGTGATTATAAGATGTCCAGAAAAGAATGGGAAAAATCTTACACGGATGGTTTGGACTTATTAGGATTTAAATATGACAATCGTACAGAACCCTTTAGAGGTGCGTCAGGTGCAACCCACCCTGTCTTAGCAGAAGCCGTGACCCAGTTTCAGGCTTTGGCGTACAAGGAATTATTACCTGCTGATGGTCCAGTAAGAACACAAGTTTTAGGAATCAGCACACCACAAAAACAACAACAGTCTCAACGTGTAAAAGATTACATGAATTATGAGATTATGAATAACATGACAGACTATGAACCTGACTTTGATCAGTTGTTATTTTATTTACCTCTTGCAGGATCAGCATTTAAAAAAATTTATTACGATGAAGTTGAAGGTAAAGCTGTTTCTAAATTTGTACCTGCAGATGATTTGGTTGTGCCTTATGCTGCAACATCACTAACTGATGCAGAATCAATTATTCACGTTGTGCGTATGTCAGAAAATGATTTACGAAAACAACAAGTGGGTGGTTTTTACAAAGACATGGATTTAACTCCAGGACCTGTCAATGAAACAGAAGCAGAGAAAAAAGAAAGAGAACTTGCAGGTGAGAAAAAAACAAAAGATGGTGGCATCTTTACACTACTCGAGTTTCACACAGAAATTGATTTAGAAGGTTTTGAAGACGTAGATAAATACGAAGAGCCAACAGGAATTAAACTTCCATACATTATTACTATTGAAGAAGCATCAGGACAGATTTTATCGATTAGAAGAAACTACGAGATTGGTGATACGAAAAGAAAACCGATTCAATATTTCGTACATTTTAAATTTTTACCAGGACTTGGTTTTTATGGTTTTGGTTTGATACACATGATCGGTGGACTATCAAGAACAGCAACCGCTGCTTTACGACAACTATTAGATGCTGGAACTTTATCGAACCTACCAGCAGGTTTTAAACAACGAGGCATCAGAATACGTGACGATGCACAAGCGATACAACCAGGAGAATTTAGAGATGTAGATGCACCAGGTGGAAACATTAGAGATTCATTTATGATGTTACCTTTTAAGGAACCATCTGCAACTTTATTACAGTTAATGGGGGTCGTAGTTCAGGCAGGTCAACGCTTTGCTTCTATAGCGGACTTGCAAGTGGGCGATGGGAATCAAGGAGCAGCTGTGGGTACGACCGTTGCGCTCCTAGAACGAGGTAGTCGTGTGATGTCAGCTATTCACAAAAGATTATACTCTTCGTTAAAAGTTGAATTTAATTTATTAGCTAGAGTTTTTAAACTTTATCTACCACCGGAATACCCCTACGACGTGGTAGGTGGACAACGCTTCATCAAGCAAAATGACTTTGATGACAGGGTTGATATCTTGCCAGTTGCAGATCCAAATATTTTTTCACAAACCCAGCGTATCTCCCTTGCGCAATCGGAGCTGCAACTCGCAACCTCAAATCCTGGAATACATAACTTGTATCAAGTTTACAGAAATATGTATGAAGCACTGGGTGTAAAAAATGTTGACCAAATATTAAAACAAGAGGCACCACCTGCACCAAAAGATCCAGCGTTAGAACAAATTGATGCGATGGCAGGAAAACCTTTTCAAGCATTCCCTGGTCAAGATCACAGAGCTCACATTACTTCGCATTTAAATTACATGGCAACTAACATGGCAAGAAATGCACCACTAATTATGGCAGCTTTACAAAAAAATATTTTAGAGCGTATTTCTTTAATGGCACAAGAGCAAGTTGAGATAGAATTTAAAAATGAAATCCAACAACTTGCGATGATGTCACAAAATCAACAAGCGATGGCAAACCCTGAAATGCAAATGCAAGCAAGAATGCTGTCAGAAAAAATAGAATCTAGAAAAGCAGTGTTGATTGCAGAGATGACAGAAGAATTTAGAAACGAAGAGAAGAAAATTACCTCACAATTTGATAATGACCCTGTTGCAAAACTAAGATCTAGAGAATTAGACCTACGTGCACAAGAAAATGAGAGAAAACGTATGGAAGGTGAAGAGAGATTAAACCTTGATAAGATGAGAGCAATGATGAATCAAGAAAATCAAGACGAAAAACTAGAACAAAACGAAGATTTAGCAAAATTAAGAGCTAATACATCGATTGAAAAGACAATTTTATCAAAAACTTTACCAAGCGGTAAAGATATGATGGGAAATGTAGCAATTATTAGAGGAAAAAATGAAACAGACTAAAAAACAAGACAAAAAAATCGCAAAAGTCATGCGAGAGTTTAAAAAAAAGAAATTAACCATTGGAAAATCAGATAAAAAGGTTAAAAATCGTAAACAAGCAATAGCTATTGCTCTAAATAGAGCAGGCGTAAAACAAAAAGGTAAAAAATAATGTGGTTATCAGCAATAAAACTAGCAGTCTCTACGGGTAGTAAGCTTTATGCTAATAGACAAAGAACGAAACAAGCGATGTCTGATGCAAGATTAATGCACGCGGAGCGTATGGCCCGCGGTGAGGAGGCTTACCAGGGTAAATTATTAGAGGCTAGACAAAACGATTGGAAAGACGAATTTGTCTTGATCCTATTGTCAATTCCGATTATAGTACTTGCTTGGGCAGTAATCAGCGATGACCCGGCTGCAATGCAAAAGATAGAATTATTCTTTGAATATTTTTCTAATCTCCCTAAATGGTTCACAAATTTGTGGATCCTTGTAGTGGCAAGCATTTTTGGTATAAAGGGTACACAAATATTTAGAGGAGGAAAATAATGGCAAATCCAAGATATAATAAACAAACAACAAACAGACGTGGCGCTATGAATGGTGGACGTATGAAAAAAATGGGCGGTGGCATGATGATGAAAAAAAGAAGCATGCTAAAAATGGGAACAGCAAAACCAAAAGGGTCTAAACCTGATTTTTTAGATTTAGACAAAGATAACAATAGAACAGAGTCTATGAAATCTGCAGCTAGAAGCATGAAAAAAAATCCAATGATGAAGGCTAATAAAAAAGAAAAAGCAGGGATGAAAAGAGGCGTTAGTAAATTAAACGAAGGTCTTAGAAAATTTTTAGAGAAGAAAAAAGGTAAAAAATAATGTTAGAAAAAATTAGATCAGTTATCAAAAACGTTTTATGTAAAATACTTTGTATTAAACAATGTATGTGTAAGAGGAAAAAAGATGACTAAACTTTGTCCAAGAGGTAAGGCCGCGGCCAAGCGAAAATTCAAGGTGTACCCAAGCGCATATGCAAATGCCTACGCTAGCAAAATTTGTGCAGGTAAAATTAAAGATCCATCTGGTGTAAAGAGAAAAGATTTTAGAGGACGTAAACCGTCTGCAATGGGTGGTAGAGTTTATAAAGCTGCTGGTGGATTAATGGAAGCAACTCAAAAACTTAGAAGACAAGGTAAAATGGGCGGAGGCATGGCTCAAATTCAAGGTTTTGGAAAAGCTAGAACAAGATAATGAAAAAGAAAAAACAAAAAAGATTCATAGCAAGAGGTTGTGGGAAAGTTTTAAATAACAGAAGAAAGAAAACTGTAATTGTAAAGGCGGCCTAACATGGCTAAAAAAGGTCTTGATGAATGGTTCAAACAAAAATGGGTCGACATAGGATCTAAAAGAAAGGATGGATCTTTTGCCAAGTGTGGGAGATCGAAACAAAAGAAAGACGCGAAAAGGAAGTATCCGAAGTGCGTCCCGCTTGCGAAAGCGAGAGCGATGTCGGAAGGTCAAAGACGTTCAGCGGTTGCTAGAAAAAGAGCAGCTTCGAACGTGGGACCTAAACCTACTAATGTTCGTACGTTTGCTAAGAGGACTAAAAAAGCTGCTGGTGGTGTCACTGAGCCTTATCGTGGTCGTTACATTAGTGGAGATCTGGGCGGTGTTAAAGTCTCCAACCCAAGTCTCGTCAAGTACTACAAAGGAATGGTCTAACATGGTTGTCAACAGATCAAAGATGCCACAACAAGTAACCAAGGCACCAGGCAAGAAAAAATTTAAAAATTATAAAGAGGTGAGACCTATCTTAGAATCATCAACAAAAAAGATGTTAGATAAATATTATAAGGATTTAATAAAATGAGACGGCAAAGCAAAATGCCAGCAAGAAATAAAAAGAACTTCAGGCCAACAAAGGCTGGAGCAGGCATGACAAAAGCTGGGGTCGCTGCCTACAGAAGAATGAACCCTGGCTCTAAACTAAAAACAGCGGTCACTGGCAAAGTCAAACCAGGATCAAAAGCTGCCAAAAGACGTAAATCCTTTTGTGCAAGAAGTGCGGGACAAATGAAAAAATTTCCAAAGGCTGCAAAAGATCCTAATTCAAGACTAAGACAGGCTCGCAGAAGATGGAAGTGTTAAATGGTTGCTAAAGTATCAACAATCAAAAAGAAAATAAAACAAGGTAAAAAACTAGGTTTTAGTGAAAGAGCTAGAGCCGTAAATAAAGGATTGCTTCCATCAAAAGCAAAAAAGAAGGAGAAAAAACGTGGTTAAAAAAATAAAAAAAGTTGCCAAGCAACTTAAGAAAGCATCTGCCTTACATAAACGACAAGGTAAGATTATAGAAAAACATATAAAGGAGATGAGTTATGGCAAGAGATCCAAAAGTAGGAACGGGAAAAAAGCCTAAAGGTTCAGGAAGGAGATTATATACTGATGAAAATCCAAAGGATACTGTTAGTATTAAGTTCGCGACTCCGCAAGACGCCAGGGCGACTGTGGCGAAGGTTAAAAAGATTAGTAAACCGTTTGCGAGAAAAATTCAAATCTTAACAGTCGGTGAACAACGAGCAAAGGTGATGGGTAAATCACAAGTTGCTTCTATTTTTAAAAAAGGAAAAGAAGCGATTAGGAGAACCAGAAAAGCATGAAGATTTCAGAATCAACACAT